ACAGTTGCATCTACAGTAACTCGTAACGCTGATGTTATTTCTAAAACAGGAATAACTGATTTAATAGGGCAAACAGAGGGGACGATATTTGTTGAAGCTAATTTAAGTGTAAATGCAAACGAAAGAAGATTAGTAACTGTATCAAATGGTAATGAAATTCAAAGGATATTTATTTGGACAATGGGAACCGCTTTATGGGCAAGCTTTAATAGTGGAAGTATAAGTTTGGGTAATTTTCCAATAGGGACTGCAAAAATAGCTGTAGGTTATACAATATCGGGAGCAAATACAACTTATAGTATTAAAGTAAACAATAATAGTTTAGTAACAGGAACAACGGGCAATGCTCCTAATTCTTTAAGTGCTATAAATATAGGAAGTACTGCGGTAGGTGCTTTGCAATTAAATGATAGAATTAATTCAGTTCAATTATACAAAACACGTTTAACAGATACGGAGATAGCTTCATTAACAACACTATAATGGAAATATACAAATTGAATTATTTAGACAAAGAAACTGCAATTGCTGATTTATTAGCTAAAGGAGTTTATGTAGAAACAGAAGAAGGTTTAATTTACGTTAATGGAACTCAAGCTGTAGTTGATATAGGTCAAATAGTAAAAGTGCAAGGGGAATATGATGAGCAAGGAAATGTAATTATTGAACCTATATACTTTGATGGAGTATTCTATGACGTAATGACAACTGAAGTAATTGATTTTGGAACTAATGAAGTATTCCCTATTGAGTGTGTTCACTCATTTATGGGGTATGCTCAAAATGCGGATGGTCCAGTAGATGAAGTAATAATTAAATAAAACAAGTAATTAAATAAGTATAATAACAATAAACAATTAAATTAAATAAAAAATGGAAGTAGTAAAACAGATTACAGCAGAACAATTAGAAAAAGTAGTAAATCAACAAAAAGATTTGCAAGCGTTATTAACTAACATTGGACTATTAGAATCTCAGAAACATGGTTTCTTACACCAAATTGCAGAAGTTAATAAAGCAGTTGAAGATTATAAAAACGAATTACAAGAAGAATACGGACCAATTAATATAAATCTGGCTGATGGTTCTTATACTGAAATTGTAGAAGAAGCAGAAGTAGTAGAATAATGGACTCTGTTATTAGAAAGATAAGTATAGGATCTGATTACAAGAATGAGGCAATGCATTATTCTATTGGACAACAAGTATATGGAGGTCATGAAATAACTTATATAAAGTTAGATGATAAAAATTCTTCATATAGTATATATATAAAAAAAGGAGATGAAGTAATGCCTTGGAAAACATTTAATTCCAACATGGCAATTTCTATAGAATATGATCTAGAATACTAATGACAAGTGTATTTAGTTTTATTGTAAAGCCAGTAGGCGAAAGATACAATAATAAAGTAAAAATAGACGGTAAAGATCTTATAATAAATACTAAAATAGAAAGTTTTAAATCTGTGAATAACTTAGCGGAGATCGTTTCGGTCCCGCTAGTTTATTCTACTAATATTAAAGTTGGAGATTTAGTAGTTATACATCATAATGTTTTTAGAAGATTTTATGATATAAGAGGTAAACAAAAAGATAGTAGATCATTCTTTATGGATAATCTTTATTTCTGTGATATAGATCAAATTTATTTATATAAAAATGATGATAGGTGGAAGGCTTTTGGTGACAGATGCTTTATAAAACCAATTAAAAATAATGACAGTTTAAGACTAGATAAAGAACAGAACCTTATTGGTATATTAAAATACGGAAACAGTTCCTTAGAAGCGCTTAAAATACACGAGGGAGACCTTGTTGGATATACCCCATTCGGGGAATTTGACTTTGTCGTTGAAGGACAAAGACTTTATTGTATGAAATCTAATGATATTGTAATTAAATATGAATATAAAGGAGACGAAGCAGAATATAATCCTAGCTGGACAAAAAGCAGTTGAGGAATTAATCAAGGTAGCTCAAGAAAAAATAGTTGACAGTGGTGATGATATATCCGCGGATAGACTTAAAAACGCCGCTGCAACAAAAAAATTAGCCATATTTGACGCTTTTGAAATTCTAAGTAGAATAGAAGAAGAGGAAAAATTACTAAAAGAAGGTGATAAGGAGATAGAGACCAAGGTATTTAAAGGATTTGCAGAAGGGAGATCTAAGTAATGTACGAACAATCACTATACAAAATAGTACCAGATTATATAAAGTCTAGTGTTATAAAACAAAACAACCGTCTTAAAAAATGGAAATATGGATATGATAAAGATCATGATGTGGTTGTTATTAGTAAGACTGGAAAGATTGGTGAAATACTTGAAATCCAAAACCTAAAAATAGCATTACCACTAGTAGAAAATGCTTATTCAAGGTCTAATACTAAAGAAGAGCAATATTGGGAGCAAATGGATTTCCCAAAAGAAATAAGTAAAATTAAAAGTACGTTTGATTGGAATAAACAAGCAGATGCTTTTAAAGATCGTTGGTATGATTACATAGATAACGAGTTTAAATATAGAGAAGAAGGTTTATTCTTTTACAACAATGGTAAACCAACTTATATAACAGGTACACATTATATGTATCTTCAATGGAGTAAGATTGACGTTGGAGCACCTGATTTTAGAGAATCAAATAGATTGTTCTTTATTTTCTGGGAAGCATGTAAGGCAGATACTAGATGCTACGGAATGTGTTATTTAAAAAATAGACGTTCTGGATTTTCATTTATGTCATCTGCTGAATTAGTAAACTTAGCAACAATATCTAGCGATTCAAGATTTGGTATATTATCTAAATCTGGAGCAGATGCTAAAAAGATGTTTACAGATAAAGTAGTACCAATATCAATTAATTATCCTTTCTTTTTTAAACCTATCCAAGATGGTATGGATAGACCTAAAACAGAATTAGCTTATAGAGTTCCAGCTTCTAAATTAACTAGAAGAAAGTTAGATATGAACGATCTAGCTATAGACATGGAAGGTCTTGATACAACTATTGACTGGAAGAATACTGGAGATAACAGTTATGATGGTGAAAAGTTAAAACTATTAGTACATGACGAAAGTGGAAAATGGGAAAGACCTGATAACATATTAAATAACTGGCGTGTTACAAAAACTACTTTAAGATTAGGTAGTAGAATTATTGGTAAGTGTATGATGGGTTCAACATCGAATGCTTTAGATAAAGGAGGAGAAAACTTTAAAACTCTTTATCATAATTCTGACGTTACAAAAAGAAACCGTAACGGACAAACTAGTTCAGGATTATATAGTTTATTTATACCTATGGAATGGTCTTACGAGGGATTCATTGATACTTATGGATTACCTGTATTTGATACTCCACAAGAAGCAGTTAAAGGTGTAGATGGAAATTGGATTGAATACGGAGTTATAGAACATTGGCAAAATGAAGTTGATGGTTTAAAATCTGATCAAGACAGTTTAAACGAATACTATCGTCAGTTTCCAAGAACAGAACAACATGCTTTTAGAGATGAAACAAAACAATCTTTATTTAATCTAACTAGAATATACGAACAGATAGATTATAATGAAGATTTAAGAAATACAAGTATTATAACACGTGGAAGTTTTCAATGGGAAAACGGTATACAAGATACTAGAGTTATATTCTATCCAAATAAAGACGGTAGATTTTTAGTTTCATGGGTTCCACCTTTACATTTACAAAATCACATTGTAATTAAAAACGGTGTTAAATATCCAGGTAACGAGCATTGTGGTGCTTTTGGGTGTGACCCTTATGATATATCAGGAACAGTAGACGGTAAAGGATCTAACGGAGCTTTAAGCGGACTTACTAAGTTTTCTATGGAAGAAGTACCTGCAAATCAATTCTTTTTAGAATATATCGCAAGACCACAAACCGCTGAGATATTTTTTGAAGAAGTTTTAATGGCTTGTATTTTTTACGGAATGCCTATACTTGCTGAGAATAATAAACCTAGATTATTATTTCATTTTAAAAGAAGAGGTTATAGAGGTTACTCTATGAATAGACCTGATAAAGTTTGGAATAAATTATCTATAACAGAAAGAGACATTGGTGGAATACCAAACTCTAGTGAAGATATAAAGCAAGCACATGCTGCTGCAATAGAATCTTATATAGAAGAGTATGTTGGAATGACAGAAGAAGGATATGGAGCTATGTATTTTAATAGAACATTAAATGACTGGGCTAGATTTAATATAAATGATAGAACAAAGTATGATGCATCTATTAGTTCTGGTTTAGCTATAATGGCTTGCAACAAAAATAGATATACTCCATCAGCACCAATCTTTAGACAGATTCATAATTTAGGAATTAAAAAATACGATAATACAGGTTCTTTATCAAAAATACATAAGTAAATGAATATATACACAAATACAAATAGTGCGTTTCCTAGTCAGGTGGTACCTGATGCGGTTAAAGCTTCCGAAGAATACGGACTGCAAGTATCTCGCGCTATAGAACAAGAGTGGTTTGATCAAGGTAGAACTACTGGTAATAGATATTTAACTAATTGGAATAATTTTCACCAATTAAGATTATATGCCAGAGGAGAACAATCAGTACAGAAATATAAAGATGAATTAGCAACTAATGGTGATTTATCCTATCTTAACATAGACTGGAAACCTGTACCTATTATATCTAAATTTGTAGATATAGTTGTTAATGGTATGTCACAAAAGACTTACGATATTAAAGCTTATGCTCAAGATCCTGAATCTTTAAAAGCAAGAACTTCTTATGCTCAAGCAATTCTTAGAGACATGTATTCTCAAGACTTACTTAATAAAGCTAATCAAGTTACTGGAAAAGACTTTGCTGCTTCTCCTTTACCTCAAGATGAATTACCTGAGACTAAAGAAGAACTAGATTTACACATGCAGTTATCTTATAAACAATCTATTGAAATAGCAGAAGAAGAAGCTATTAATAATGTTTTAGCTGCTAATAAATGGGATCTAACTCGTAGAAGATTAAACTATGATCTAACAGTATTAGGCATCGCTTGTGTTAAAACAATGTTTAATACTAGCGAAGGAATTAGAACTGAGTATGTAGATCCTGCTTATTTAGTTTATTCATATACAGAAGATCCAAACTTTGAAGATATATATTATGTTGGAGAAGTTAAAGCAATTACTATATCTGAATTAAAGAAACAATTTCCTAATTTATCAGAAGAAGAATTGTATAAAATACAACAGATGCCTGGTAACAGACAATATATAACTGGTTGGGGAAATTACGATGAAAATACTGTTCAAGTATTATATTTTGAATATAAGACTTATATGAATCAAGTGTTTAAAATAAAGTATGGTGAGAATGGACTTGAAAAAGCTATTGAAAAAACAGATGAATTTAATCCTCCACAAAACGACAACTTTGAAAGAGTTTCAAGAACAATAGAAGTATTATATACAGGTGCTAAGATTCTTGGTACAAATACTATGTTAGAGTGGAAGATGTCTGAAAATATGAGTAGACCTTTTGCTGATACTACTAAAGTTGAAATGAATTATGTTATATGTGCTCCTAGAATGTACAAAGGTAGAATTGATTCTACTGTAAATAAAATTACAGGATTTGCAGACATTATTCAATTAACACATTTAAAACTACAACAAGTATTGTCTAGAATGGTGCCTGACGGAGTATTTATAGATATTGATGGTTTAGCAGAGGTTGATCTAGGTAATGGTACTAATTATAATGCGGCAGAAGCATTAAATATGTACTTTCAAACAGGTAGTATAGTTGGTAGGTCATTAACGCAAGATGGTGGAATGAATGCTGGTAAAGTTCCTATTCAGGAATTAAATGGTTCGTCTGGTCAAGCTAAAATTGCATCACTTATACAAACTTATCAGTATTATTTACAAATGATAAGAGATGTCACGGGATTAAACGAAGCAAGAGACGGAAGTATGGTAGACAAAGATACTTTAGTTGGTCTGCAAAAAATGGCCGCTAATGCATCAAACACAGCTACAAAACATATATTACAAGCAAGTCTTTATTTAACACTTAGAACATGTGAAAACATAGCTCTTAGAATCGTAGATTGTTTAGATTATCCATTAACAGCAAAATCATTAG